CTCCACTATTATATGTATATCCAGGATTCCAAATTAATTGACCTCTTGCTTGCCATGCCACTTTAGTATTACCACAAACACTCCAATTATTTACAGCTATAGCATTTTCCCAACAAGGTATGTTTAAAACGTACCCATCTTCACATCCAGTTGCTCCTCCTAAAGCGTCTTGACAAGTATCGCACTGCATTACCTCACCATTAAATAAACTAGTCATACTAGAATTCATCCATCTTATATATAAAAATTCATCTGTATCTATTGCTGCATATCTAGGATATATTTTTACAACTTGATTAAAAGAAAATCCTTCTACAGGTATATCAGTATGATACACTAAAGAACCTGAAGCCACCCACTCGTCTCCACAATTACATCCATCACTTACTAAACATTCTAGCATTTCAATATATGCTCCTAATAATTGAACATTACATTTTTCATCTACACAAGGTTTACCATACTTTTGTTTATCTACTAGTTTAGCAGTTTTTTCTGCAAAACAGCATTTAAGTTTATTTAACCTATGCTTTATATCATATACTGTATATTTACCTAAAGTACTCATTAAGATATTTTCATTATATATAAAAGTGCATAATAAGGGGGTATTGTATTAAAACAATCTCCATAATCAGGAGATCCTAATTCTGGTTGACCATCTCCTGTATCTCCATCCATAGTTACATCATGTATATGAGCACCACATCTAGGATCATTATCTCCAGTACATTCACCACCACTACTAGGATCTAATGTAATTCTAAATGTAGGATTACTTACACCACCACATTCAGTACAGTTCCAGTTACTAGCTGCAGCATAATCTTGAGAACCTCCCCCAAAACCCGCAGGAACATTTGCTGTAAAATCAGCAGCCCAGTGATGATAATGAGCACCTCCTTCTGAAAGTGAAATATCTACATTTTCTAAACTATGAACATGAGCAGGTATATTATTTGGAAACAAACATACAAAAGGAACACCTCCTGTATCACCTATATTAGGCCATAATGGATTATTATTTGCATCCATTGCAGGAGCTGCGCCAGCAACTTGATCTGGCATAACTACAAATCTACCTCTTAAATCTGGAGTACCATTAGCACCATCGCATATAACCCAGTTAGGTAAACTATTTACATCACTAACATTACCTGAATACATACATATAATACCTACTGGAAGATCTCCAGAATTACCACCACCTTCTTCAAATATATTTGTTATATTTCCCGCTACATAAGTTTGATTACATGGACTAGGAGCTGGACCTGTTTCTATAACAATATCTCCTTCAACTGCAAATCCACTGTCTACAGTTTCTCCTCCTTCTGCTAGGTATACATTTAAAATAGAACATCCGTTGACACCATCTTCACCGTTAGTTCCAGGTGCACCATCAGCACCTGCAGGACCCATTGGCCCTGATGGACCTTGAGGTCCTATATCACCTACGGGTATATCACACCCATTAGACTCTGCACATGATTGACAATCACACGCACACAGATTTGGATCTGCACATCCATTTTCACAATTTTCACATGCCATTAAAACTTATATTATGAGCACGTATTACACGGGCCCTTGTAATTACACAATCTACTAACTTGCTTAAATATCTTGTCGGCTTTTGTAATACTACCACAAGATGAAGCATATAGCATAGCTTTATATAATGTATAAGCTTCTAACGCATTTTGTTTTTCTGAATCGCACGGACAATCTTCGCACATGTCTAATGCTGCTAACATTTTATGTACACAACATTTAATTGTACTATAACAAAATATAAACTTACGAGCTGTTAACCAAGTACCTGCGCCTCCCTGTTCTGCTACTAAAACTCTATATTCTATATTATATAAACCCTGTGTCATTGTTGTATTTGCAGTACCTCCTAACATACTCATATTAATCATAAAAGAATTATTACTTGCATTAGGTAAAAAACTACTTAATGTAGTCCCATCTAAATACCAAGTTGTACCTGCTGGATCTATTATATTTATTTCCACCTGTTGTACATCTACTAACTCAAAATTAGGAGCACCCCATCCTGTTGTATTTGTAACTGGATCATATGCACCTGTTGTATCTGTAAATACTATATTTTGTGAATCGCAAGATTCGTTTGCCGAAAAACTAATTTTTGGTAAAGCTGCCATTAACTATACTATATTTAAATATAGGTAGGGGAGATTGCTCTCCCCTTACCCATAAAATTATTTGTTTGCTATACTACGTAACAAACAGTTACATCTAAATCACCTGCATTATACGTTCCAGTTGTTGTTATCGAGATAACACCGCCTTGAACCGCAGTTAATGCTAATGGAGTAACTACTGCTGAACTATCCTGCTTATCTACCGCATTTAAGTCTGCTGTAATTACAACTGGTGTAAGGTCAACATGAGTTCCTCCCGCTGGGCCTATATTTGCAATAATATTTGTACCATTTGTTAATGCTACATTAGCATACATATAAACACCTGTTATAGTTGCTTTTGGTGGAATAATTACAGTACTATCATAGGCTCCTGCTGCTGTCGTATCAAATACGAAATTAGCTGTAGCACAATGAATTTCTCTGTTTACCCCTTTACTTTTTACTGTTGGATTTGCCATTATATTATATTTTTAAAGTTAAACAATTAATTAAAGTACTACTGCTGGAAAGCTACCAGAACATGAGTTAAACCATGGGTTTAGTACATTTTCTAAAAGAGCTTGTTGTCCTGCACCTCCATTTTCCATAGCTATAATAGTCATTTCTGGACTAGCCATGTCTTTGTTAAGATTAGCAGATGCATGTACATCACTGTAAGATATTGCATACATATCGTATGTATCTCCTGAAACAGCAAATACTGGATAAGTTGGTACAGGAAAACTCATTAAGTTATTTATACCTTCCATTCCAAGAGCAGCTCTTTCAAGATCAGATACATGCTCATATGTACCTACACCATAAGCTGGTACTACTGAGTTACCTGTTCCATCTGTTGTAATTAATGTAGTACCTCCATCAATGAATGCACCATCTACTACAACTTTAAATGTAACTTGTTCGTAACCATCTATTACTTTATATGTTTGTGCTTTACCTACAATTCTCATACCTCTATTTGTACCAGAAGAATCAACAGTTACAGTATTTAGCAAATCTTTACAGATAGAATCTGCTTCAATTTGCGCTTTAAAATCAGCTGCTATTTCTGCTTCTGTAGCAGTAGCATCTGAAGTATAACTAAATCTTCGTACAAATTGTCGTTCTGAACCTTGTACTTTATCAAACTTAAATATAACACTAAGTCTATATTCAGCTGAATTGTTAAGTAAAATAGAACCTGAAACTCCATTATACCCAACAGTTACAACTTGTTGAGTTGCGGCTGCAAAAGCATTACCTGACCATTTTTCTACATTAGCACCTTGTATTTTTGAAGACCATCTTACTTTTCCGGCTCCATCAACACCTTGTACTAAATATATGTAAGGAGCGTCAGCAATAGTTTCACCAGCAGACAATAAAGTCATATCTGGTTTTACTGCAGCAACTTCTCCCTCTGCTAGAGTGGCAATAGTAGTAGCACCTCCTGCTATATTTTTACCAATCATTATTTTATAATTCTCGTGTCTCATTATAAATCATTTTAAATATTAAACATTAAATTTATTCTTGAGATATAGCTTCGACCATATGAGATTGAAATCTAGGATTAGCTGTATTCTCTAATGCCATTCCAACTGCCATAGTTACAATTTCATCATGAGTATGATTAGCTAATTCGCAATCATTATTGTTGACTAGATTTATCTGTTCTGGTCTCTTTATATACCTCAATAGATACCTAGTAATTACATAGGTACCATCACTAATTAACTCAGCACTTCCTCCATGCATAAGTCTGACAATTTTATTTTTATCAGGCTTATTAAACGGATCCCCAATGATTTTATTATAATCATCGTGCTGAATGGGTTTTACTCTTCTTCTTTTATATACTGTTTCGTTTTGACAATTTTGCCATTTAACGCTGCACTCTTCATTGACTGCAAACCAATATATAGGGAAACCTCCAAATGTACCATCCGGTAAAGTAAATAGAACTCCATTTGGCTTTACTGGATCTTGAATTCCCGCAGGATTTAATGAAACCTCCTGCACAACTTCACGTAAATCATCAGTTCTTTTTTGAGTTTCTTCAAAAGTTTCTCTTTTGATGTCATGTGAATATCGTGTTTTTATAAACTTCTCTTGAGCTTTATTAAGCCAAAGATCAATTTCTTCAGGTTCAAAGTTAGGGTAGTTAAGACTATCAGTCTTATCTAACCCTACCTTGAATTGTATATGCATTTCCGCTACAGTCATTACTTCTGTTTCACTTTTTTGGCCTTACTCGGCATTTTAGTATCATCGGTAGCAATGTCTTTGACACTACTAATTGTACCTTGCAGTCTCGCTTTTAGCGATAATACAATATCCTGATTTTTAGGATCCTTTAAATAGATAATTGTAGATTGTAAATCATGTCCTATAGGCTCATCACCGAACATATAATGTCCACCTCTAATTCTAAGAGCATTATTATTAACTAAATTCTCTATTAAAACCCTAGTTTTAAAGTCTGGAAGTTCCATAGTTTCATTAAATTTGTCTGACTCTTGTTCAACGATTTCTGCTAATGTATTTTCAATAAGTGCATCAGAAGCATTCTCTGCTCTTTTACCCATTATCTTTAATACATTTTTCATTTCACTAATAGTCATAGAATTAAATTGCTTATATGCTCTTCTTTTCTCTTTAACTTTTAAGTTATCTTTTTTGGCGTCTTCCTCCGCATCATATAACACATATGTTGCTTTGGGCCAATCTTCAGTTTCATTTACGGAGTTCGCTACTTTTTCACTTCTAGTTAAAATTTTATAATCTAGAAAGTCTCTAGGACGATCTAATTTTAAAACTTTTTCTTTATCAGTTAATATAACAGCGTAATCTTGCCAATATTCTGAAAATTTATTTAACGTGCCAGCTTCTAAATTTAACACTTTTTCGAGATCCCCCTCTTCCGCTTCTGAAAGACCGGTATCATAGCCACCCCTTCCGTAGGTAGCTATGACCGTGTCTTTACATTTTGGAAATCTATGGAATCCTGACCAAGCGTGTTTTTTATGCGCTTTCACAATTACAGTTCCTTCTGTCATGCTTTTTACTTTAAATTATTAATTATTAATTTGCAGCCGCATTAGTACAGATTAACTCACCACATGCCATTGGGTTTTTGATCATGATACCACATTCAGTTAACATATGCACTGAATAACCATCAAGGTTATCAGAACGCATTGTGTTTACTGAGTTTGCTGTGTTACCAAATGGATCAACGGAACCCGCTGTATGCCACATCATGTCCTTAGAACCTTTTTTATGTACAGCTTGGATGTTTGATTCTCCACCTGCCATTCCAAAGTCAAGGAATGTAAATCTGTAAGACTCAAGAGGTCTACCTGTTTCTGCATGTAATTTTCTGTTGATGATAGTATTATCATATAAAGGTAAATGCTTAAGAGTAATCTTTGTACCATTTAGTCCCATATATGTTTTAAACTGTCCACCTAATGCTAGGTTCTGTCCACTACCAGTAACAAATTTAGAATCTACTAGAGTCCAATTAGACGCAGCTGTTTTCATAGCTTTGTCAAACTCAGCGAATCCATATTCACCAGTAAATGCAACAAATTCCCTAGATGATTCAGGCATTACATTATATGATAGATCAATTAAGAAATCACGGATGATATTCTCAGATAATTCAGTGTAGTTTCTAATATTAGCTGGAGCGATTTGCTCTCTAATACCAGCACCTTCATATACTGGAAGACCATTGTTACCTAACATATCAGTGATTCCGTTAGAATCAGATGAAAATGTTGAGTACCAATAAGATCTTTCTATTTCTCTGTACCACTGTGCCATTGCTTCCCACTCAGCATATCGAGTCCATACTGTTGATTTTTTCCCTGGGTTGTTAGGGTCAGCCAACTGAATAACAAGTGCATCTGTAGCAGCGCTTCTTGTTACTGTATATGATTTTCTCAACGTACTTAAATGATTTCTCATTTTAAAAGGTGCACTAAAAGTAGTGTTACCTCCTGTAGAAAATTCTGGTACTGTAGTATATTCTTTCGACATTTCTTTTCCAGCTTCAAGTAATGCGGATGGTATAGCTGCTGTTGCAGTACCCACTTGACGCATAGTATATATCCATGCCTGCCCATCAAAATATGGGTCTTCCATTACTCTAACTCGATAATCTCTGTCATCAAGAACTAATACTTCTTGATTTGCGAACCATTTCTCTTTAAATTTTACTCTAAAGTTAGTTCTGTTTGCTCCATACTCGCCATAGTTCCCCGCGATCGCAACAGCTTTCTCATCATCTCCTTGTAAGTGCCAGTCATACTCTCTGTTACCAATTTCTGTAGAACGTCCCATACCTGATGTCAAGTATTGGATAGGATTAGATCCCTGCATTCCAAAGATACGAGTAACTAAAGTACTCATAACTTCTGGCTCCGTTAAATATGCGGATGATAAGTGATTTTGCTGTGTCAACCCAGAATGCCATTTTGTTCTGTATAGTTGTAATCCATTTATAGCCATTCACTTAAATTTTTATTATTAAACATTATTATAATTTCATTGCTTTCGAAAACAAACTAAAGTCCGTATCATCTCCAGAAACTTTTGTTCTAGATTTGCTTTTCAATTTCTTTCTAGAAATTCCTGAAGCTCTCTCTAAATTAGCTCTTAGATTTGATGCTGCTTTTGTTCTTGCTTTCTTTTCAACTTTCCCAAAATCAAAGTTATTAAAATATAACCAAGCCATTTTCAGTTGCGAATCTTTGTCAGCTTCTGAATCCATAACCAACTTGGTTTTACCTGTCTTGCGATCTGGTTTAGTAATATAATCGTAAAAAGATTTTTTCTGCTTTTTACTTATAGGAAAGCCAGCAATATCTTCTTTCCCATCAATATTCTCTCTTAACTCTGTTAAAAAAGTTTCTTGTTTTTCCTGTTTTACCACAGCTTGTTTTTTCTGTGTTTCTAATAATTCTGCACGTTCTTTCTTTTGAATACCTTGTAGTTTTCTTAAAGAACGATTAGCTCTACCAGCTAAAACATTACCATTTAAAAGGTCTTGAATTTCATCAACAATCTCTTCTCTATTATAGCCTTCACGTCTCATTAGTTCAGCTACGATTTGTTTTTGTAAATCACTTTTACCTTTTAAATTATTATTGTCAATTCTTGAAAAATCAACAGTAGCATATGCTTTAGTAAAATGTTGAGGGTCTCCTCCATCTTCAATAAATTCTAAAAATTGTTGAGCAACAGGATCTAAATTTTCCTTATACTCTGATACCCCCTTTTTAATTTGGTTTTTTACAACCTTTGCTAAACCATCTTCTGAGTCTTCAAATTCTTCATCATCAAATTCTATAACTCCTTCTTCTTTTAAATGGTTTGCAAGTACACCTATTTGAGATAATTCTTCTTCTTCTGTATTAGCCTCTTCTTGTTTTTCTGTTTTAGGCTCTGGAGATTCTTCTATCTCTTCTTCTTCTTCTACAGTTTCTCTATATTCTATCTCTAAATTGTCTACAGAAAGTTCTTCTTTTTTACTTTCTTTAGCAACAGGTGTTTCTTTTTCTATAGTTTCATCAGTTTTATCTGTTATGCCAGTATCTTCAGCAAGAGTTTCAACTTCTGCAACTTCTTGTATTTCCACATTATCAGGTGCCATTGTATCACCTTCTAATGATTTAAATCCTTCAAAAGGATTAAGTTCTTTCTTATCACTCATAATTAAATATTATTTATCAATTTTACAAAAATATAATTATATTTTATATTTCCAATAGTTATTATTATTATTAATCAGTTTTTTCTTGTTTATTATAGCGGTTTATATCTATGCTTTTTGTATTAGGATGTACATATGTATTATCCATACGCGCCTTCTGCATTACATTAGGACTAGTAATTTCTTCAAAAGTTAAGTCATCTAAAAATCCTTTACCAAATTTTTTATCAAAACTTTCTTTTAAGTTATTTGTTATCATATCTAAGTCAATTATATCTTCCGGAGTAGAATAAAAAGGTGCATAATTTACTACCGGTGCATTTTTAGTTCTATCACCTCCATAACCATCTTTCCAAGACCATTTTGTTTCTATACCTTTTTCATCATCATATGAAGAAAAATCATTTATATCTTTAAGAAAAAGTCTACGCTTATGATTACTTATATTTGTATTATAGTATTTTCCCCATAGCTCAGAACGTGTTGTATTATCTGCAAGTTGATCACCTTCAAAATACGATGAAAGTTTTAAATCAGGGTTATCTGCTTTTTCATAATTACCCATCAATTCCATTAACATTAAAATACCTTGAGACTCATCACTAAGTTGTCTTACATCAAAAGGTGATTGATCTCCTTTCCATCCTTTCATATTCCCCTCATCATCAAGTTTTACATCTACCATACTTAAATATAATTTTTCTAGTTCTGGAAATTCAGTATGTGTTATTGTATCTCCTCTTTGAGTTTTAAACTGTGGATTTTTATTTTTTATATATGAATCATAATATTTTTCATATCTATGATGATAGTTTCCGGTATCATCTGTAGAAGATCCAAACAATCTTTTAATAGCTGTTTTAGCTGAATTAGGTTCTGTAGATCCTAAACCTCTTCCAGGCCCTCCTCCTCTTTGTGCCATATCTGAATCAAACCTTTGGTGAGGTCCACTTTCATGATATGATATTTCATTTAATATTTGTTTCCACCCTTCTATAGTACCTCCATATTCAGGCATAACATATTTAACTATAAATCTATTTAACTGATATTGAGGATTTCTATCTGCTGGATTTGATTGTGAATATGGATTATCCTTAACTTCTTTGTCATCCATTAATCCATATTTTGCTCTAGGTAATTTTTTAAACTTCCTACTAAGTTTCCAAGATTCTTTTATACTCGCAGCTTTATATCCCATAAATGGCATACCCCCATGTTCTAATTTTTGTTCTTGACTAACTTCTTTTCTTTTAAAATTTTTATTAAAAGATCTATTTAAGTTAACTCTACCTCCATACATTTTAAAACCTCTTTCCATATTAGCATAATTTTTATCGCTAATTGTAGAATTAGATTTTGACCTGCTTGTTCCAGCTCTTTTTCTTTTATTTATATTTTCATATAAGCTCATTATTTACTTGGAGTTGTAGGTTTATTGTTAGCTGCTGTCCGTTTTATCTTTTCATTTTCCATATTAGATCTTTTCTTTTCTTCAAACTCTTGTTGCTTTAATCCTAAATCTTGCTGATTTTTTTGCATTTGCATATCTAATTTAGCTTGTTCTTTTTGTCTATCAAATTCTAATTTAACTTCGTTATTTTTATTATCTATATAACCATCATTGTTATCATCTTTATCTGCTAGCCTAGCTTCTGCATTAATTTCAGCAACTTTTATTTTAGTATCTGCTTCTAATTGTGCTCTTGCATCTTCTCTACCTTGGATCATCTCTGCTTGTTGTTGTTGCATTTGTGCTATCTGTTGTTGAGATTGTTGTTCAGCTGCTTGAGCTTCTTGAGCTTTTTGTTCTACTTTAGCTTGAGCTTCTTTTAACTTTCTTTGTATAGAAGTAATTGATTCATCTTGCATAATATCTGCAATATCTGAAAATGTAGTAACCCCTGATTGTAATGCTGATTGAGCAAGATTTCTAAGTTGATCTATTGTTCTGTCATCTTTAGAAGAATTAGAAACAAATACACCATAATTAGTACTTGAAAAATCATCTCCTTCAATATTCATAAATACTTTACTCATATCGTCCATAATGTATTGTACTTTTTTTCCATTACGCCATGCCATTTTAGTTACATCAATAAGAGCTTGTAGTACTTTCTTTTTTACTTCACTGTGATTATAGAACCAATATTCAGTAATATGTGAAGACTGAGTTACAGCTCTTTCAGTATTACCTACAAGTTCTGAAGTTTGTACTTGTCCTTGACGTTGTCTAGAAACTCCAGAGAGTTCGCCCACTTCTGTTTTAATCTGATCTAATAGCTGAACATGAGTATTTATATAATTACCCATAGAAAGATCAATGGATTGGAATTGATTAAAAGGGGCAGCTTGCTGGGATCTATTACCTTCCTCTCTGGAGTTAATAAACATTACACCCACTGAATCTAAATAGTACATCCATTTAGAAACATCCCATCCTTCTGAAGATGGTATTTGGGCAATATCCATTAACGCTACTTTACCTTTAGATTTTGCTAAAGCTAATTCAGTTCTATAATAAACAATATTATATAAATATTGATATGGTTTCATTCTATCAATTAAAGAAATAGATTCTGAATTTCTTTCATTATAAATGTATCCCACATAACCTGACTTAACTATACTGTTATTGTCCATGTCTCGTCTTTGGTTTTCTTTAGGTCTAATATTAACATATATATCTTCTGCTATTTTAGTACCTTCCCAGTATTCACTTATCCATTCCCATTTTAAAGATACACCATCAAAAACCCACTCATTAGTTTCTTTATCTTTTTCTGCATAATCAGGAACTTCAAAAATTTCATCTACAATATCTTGTTGCTCGAATCCATTTTCATCCATAAACTTCATAAAGCCTACTTTTCTCATAGACTTCCATTCACATTGGATTACTCTTATCATCCCATCTCTTCTATATTGTCTTATATGATTAGGATCAAAAGTACCCCCAGCATCATAGTTAATTATACTAAACTCTGAATATGGATAATTAACTTGACCATTATCCATATCACCTGCTCTACCAGTTCCTCTTTCTAATGCATCTATATCTTTTGGTGTTAATACATCATGGAATTCATCTATAACTGTAGATAATGTTAACCATCTTTCTTCTACTACAGATTGAGCATCATCAACCCATGGAGAATCAGGATCAAGAATTATACGGATATCTAAAGGATTACAAACCCTAACTACAGGTTCACCTGCAACTTCTCCAACCCAATATATTTCTTCTCCTGCTATCAAAGCATCTTTAAAGCCTTGATTAAATTTATTAATTAAATTTTCTTCTCTTGTTAAATATTCTAATATAGTCTGACCTTGTTTCTCTCGTACATCTTGGTATTCGTAACTAATGTATTTTTCAATTTGTGCAGGAGTTTGAGGTTGCTGCATCTGCTCTTCTTCTGGAGAACCTTGTTGTCCAAGAGCTTCTGTTTGAGCTTGCTGTTCTTCTTGCATTCTTACTTCTGGCGGAACTACTACTGAATATAAAAACTCCATTAATAATTTTTTACGAGTTTCTTCTATCTGAGAAATAGAAGCAGGATCATGAGATACTACTCTAAAATTAAATGGTCTTTTAATTTCTTCTCCCATTAATAACTGTAACTTAGGAGATATTATATCATAATGTTGTAATGATGCTGGGAACTCATCAGCAGAATGTCCATAAGGACTTACTACATATTCAAAATCTTTCTGATCTAGCACACCATTATATAAATCATAATTAATTTGCTTTCTATATCTAGATGATCTTCCATTGTAACTTGCATCGCTATATGTAACTTTTTCTAGTTCATCTATACAAGATTTTCCCCACTTTTTACCTTTCCTTTTTCTAGGTAATTTTTGTTGAGGTAAATCCTCTAAAACGTAATCAGTATTTATTCCTTCCATTATAGTATATTTCTAACTTACAAAAATATTAATTTTTATCTAATTTCCAAATGATTAGAAAGATTTTTTTCTTTTCTTAAATAAAGAAGAGCTCCAAAACTTATCTCCCATATTAAAATCGTACTTACCTTCTAAATCAACATTATAGTTTTCATGACTATGTAGTACACATAACATGAATGATATAGCCCTATCAAAGTTACCTTCTTTATGATCATACGCTATTAATTCTTGTATTAATGGAATAGAATAAATTGTATGAAGATTAAGTTGATCTCCTCCTTGACCATCTGCTCTTTTTTCTAATAACCAATCTCTTAAATATAATTCACATTGTACTTTAATAGGTTCACTCATGTGAACACCATATCCTCTACTTACTGTAGTTCTATTTACTATATCTTTTAAAATATTTGGTTGTTCTTTTAATAAATGTAAAGACTTCTTTTGTTCAAAATAAATCTTTAATCCTTTTAAATTGTTCTCATATAATGTTTGAGCATTAAAATAAGTAAGCAATTTTCTTACTGTTTCATAGTATTCTTTAGCTGTGTCAGGTCTACCTGTATATTCTGCTACTGGAATATTATAAGTATTATCAAACTTCTGAAAAGTTTTATATATAAAAGTACTACCTAGTGAACTAGTAGTAGAATCATCTTGATCATAAGGGTCAGTACCTGCTATATATAATCCATAGGGAATATGACCCGATTCATCTCTATATGGATGCTCCCATATTACAACACAACCTGTTCTATCATCTGTATTTTTAATAGGAAATTTATTTATAGGATTTAAATTATCATTAGGCATCCATTTTACCTGATCTTTATCCCACCATAAATCTCCAATCATAGCCATATCTTTAGCTAGCTTTGTTACTTCAAGTTCTCCTAACCATGCATTTAATTCTATAGTTGGAAATATATTACCAGTACTTTTTAAGAATGCTTCTCTTGGAGTTTTAGGAGATTGTGTAATATATTTTTCCCATGTAGTTCTAGAATCTGTAGTTTTTACAATCTTTCTTTCTTGATCTAAAAATTCTTCTGCTGCATCTCTAACTGAATTACCTTCATCATCTACCATTTTTACAACATCTCCATTTGACAATGTTACTTTACCTGGCTTGTACCACATATCATCTATAAAAAATCCACAATTAGTTCCAGCTCCCCCATCATCCCATATATTCTCAAAAGGTCTTAACCAATATTTATCTGGATTATAAAACATTTCAGCAAAATCATTTGATCCTCCATCCATATCACCACCCGTTCCAAATATTAATGGCATACCAATCATTACATTACCATCTCTAAATACAGGTGCTGTAATCATATATGCATTTATAAGATTAGGAAACTTACCAGCTTCCTCCCATAACATAAGATCAGCTGTTTTACCAATAGCAGCTGAGAAGTTATCTTTAAATGTTAAAGTAAATATTTCACTATTATAACCATTCCATACTTCTTTACCATCCTTTACTTCTTTAAACCTAGCTTTAACAAAATCTCTACGATCTGGATTCCTACGCTTAGCCCATGCCGTATGTTTGTTAATAAAGTTAATCATTTCTAATGCCATAGCCATAGTAGCATTACCATATTCATTTAAATATGCACCAATAATACTTGTAGAATCTCTAAAAAAATTATACTGGTGAACACATAAGGCACCATTTTTGTATGAAAAACCTTTACGTCTAGCTTTAGCAACAATCATACCTTGACCATTATTACGTGCTAATTCACATTCATCAAAATAATAATAATCCATATCAAGAAAACTTGGAAACGTTAATATCTTTCTTTCTAATTTTCCTTGTTTTACTGTAGCTTTAATCTGTGTAAAGTTTAAATAAAAATAGTGAGGTCCTGTGATGCGGACCCCACCTACTTCAAAACCTTCCAAACATCTTCTAGTCTGTTCATCCCAATATTCTTTATAAGCATAAGTGCCAGGGGGAGAATTAGTGTAGTAGCCATTCCTTAGAAAGCTTCTTGCTTCACAAGAAAACTCTCTAGTATTGACAAAAGAAGGTTGTAATCTAAAATGATTCATTATTTTTTAGCAAATTTTTCAACACCACTTATACCAAAGCAGCCTAATACAACCCATACAAATGAGTCATATACGAATTCATTAATTACTAAATCATAACCAGCCCATCCTGTTATTAGATCTAGCATCATAACTAAACACATTATTACAAAAGCAATAAAACCTATTATCGCTTTTTCATTCCAATCATTGGAATCTTTAAATATTTTCATCATATACTAATTTTTAAATTAACGTTTCCCACCATCGTACTCGACAGCATGACCTTCACTTACTAATGTTTCATTAACATTAATAGGTAAGTTTAAATTATCTGGGTACATATGTAAAGTACCTATTACTCTACCATATTTACCTAGTTCTTTACTCTCTACAACAAGACTACCCTCCTTTAATAATTCTATTAATCTAGCTTTTGCAGCTAATCCTTTTTTCTTTTCTTCTAAATCTCTTGTTCTAGATTCTGGTGCATTTATACCAGCTAGTCTTACTCTTTTGTGAACACTAATATCAAATCCTAGATCTATATTAACATCGATAGTATCACCATCTACTACTCTATCTAATTTTGCTTTATATGTATACATATTATTGAAATTTATTTAGTAGTAATGTATCTATAGAATTTTGAACTGTCTTTTTATCAGCATCTAACTTAAACATAATATTAGGGTCAAACCTTTCTTTTACTGTTCCGTTATCAAAAATAACTACAGTAGGTATAGCATCAATATTATACTTTAGTTGTAAATCCATATCATAAACTATATTTACTCTATATACATTACATTCTTTTAATTTTATTAATTCTTTAAATTCGTTTGAAGCATTCCACTCAGCCCAAAACTCAACTACTACTATATCTTTAGCTATTTTATCTTTAAAATTATCCTTGTTAATTACTTCTTGTGCGTTACTTATATTTGCTAAACACACGATTAGCAGTCCTAATATTAATTTTTTCATTTTCTTAATAATTTAATTTCCTCGTTTATATCATCGATCTCTTTATAAAGAACATCAATTTTATTACGAGCCATTTGATCTTTCATGTTAAACTCCATACGAGTTGGTGGCCAAGTGTTTGTTGCAGCTGGATCACCCATATCTATAGTGTATATACCAGTCCCTGGTTTAGGCAATTCTAAAGCTTTTTGTACTTTATCTTCAAGCTCTGAAAATTTAGAATTAATAGTACTCATTAAACCAAAATAAGCTGAAACAACAGTTACTACTGCTACAACTATACTTATTAAAGTTTTTATACTAACTTGAAATTTGCTATTTTCCGATAATTCTTTTGTCATTATTCATAAATTTTATTGATCCAATATTAATAAAACATCTGCTGCTCCTGACTCTAATGTAATATTAAGAGTATAGGTAGGATCAAAACTATACCCATTATGAAATACATCTAGAGATTCATTACCTATAATATGTAATGCTTTTGAAATATGATATTTTTCATACGTTTTACTTAAATAGATACTAATTACTATTTCTGTATCTGTTGTATTTGTAACTATCAAACTCTTTATATTGTTTGCAGTACCTTTTAATCGTACTGAGTTTGGTGCTGATATTTGTTTATATATATAACTTTCCATTATCTTAGTGTTAATGTTGTTGATTTACTTACCCCACCATTTGTAACTGTCATTACTATACTGTATGATGCTGGTGTTTTTCCTTTAGCTGGAACTGTTATCATGTCACCAAACGCTATTGTTGTTCTACTACCTATTGTTACTATATTAGTGTCACCAGCTAATGCTGTTGTACCACTAGTACCTAGAGCCAACAACGCTGTGCTACCAGCCATAGCTTGAGTTGCTTTAGAGCCTATTACCATACTAGTCTTAGCTGTATTAGCTGTTATAGCATTTGCTTGTGCTGTTGTTATTCCAATTTTAGCATTATTAGTTGCCATATCAGTTATATGACTATTAATAAGATCAGTTAACTCATCTATCTTAGTTACTAATCCGGCTAAAAACTTATCACGTTCAGTTTGATTAGTAGTATCTCTATTTATAGCAACATCATATCCTGTATCTGTTACGTCTGTAAATTTTGTTATTGCCATTATTATCTAATTTGTATAAATTCCGTTAATATTAATATTAAAAAATAAATCTTGATTACCAGTATTACTATCTTTTTTTAACCAAATATATAAATTATCATCTTCACTAAAACTAGCACCAGTAAAATCTTGAGTATGACTCCAGGTTTTATTTGCTGACGCAGGTGGTGTTATTGCACTTGTTGTAGCTATTAATGTAAGTGACATTGATCCTGAATTATTGCTAAGTGCACCTTTGTACATGTAAAACTTAAAAGGATCATTATAACCTACATCATTAGAAGTTCCTTGTATTTTAATATTTGTAATTTGTCCAGCTCTTGGTGCTATCATAAAACTAGAATAACTATCAGTAGAAGATATACTAGTAGGATCACTATCTGAATTACTCCAGTTTTCATACCAATTTCTATAAAATGTATAGTAATTAGTTGTACTTGTATTGTTTTGTCTATAGCCAGGGACCATTTGATGCCAATACTGACCCCCTAAAGTATCAGTTGTTAAAGCTACAGTTCCCGAAGCATTAGGAAAATTTATATCTCTAGTTGCTGTAGGATCAATAACATTTATTCGTGTTTTATGAGCATCATCTGTAGATCCTTCAAATTGAATACCAGCATTTAGATTGTCTGTAAAATCTAAACCAGTTGTACTTATTAAAGCTAATTGAGCAGCACCATCTTTAAAGTTTATATCTCCACCCTGAGCATTTATTTCTACGTTTCCTTGAACACTAAGATTTAAATCCGCCGCAGTACCACCTGCACCGTCAACTGTTGAAATTTTTGATACACCACCCCATCCACATTGGAAGTTTAAAAATTTATCATCTCTTTCAGGAGAAAAAAGATATGCTTGATACACGCCGTCAGTAGTAGTAGTAGCAGGACCAGATTGCAATGTCCACAGTGGAGAAATTCTTCCACCGTTAACCGGGTCTGTAGAACTACCACCAAGTGCTGTAGCATTTATTCCACCCCAAAAAGTATATGCTCCTAAGTTTTGGTTTCCATAACCTACTCCAT